GTTGATCTTTCATCAACTTCTTTACTACATAATTGACAATGACTCATTACCCTAACTCCTCTTCGTTCCAATCAAATTCCCAACCAAAAGCAAGACATAATTCTTTATAAGTTTCTCTTCCGCTTGTGGTCATTGATTGATAATCCCAACCTAAATCGTCAATTAAATCTGAAATTTGTTGATATTTCTTGACTCCTATTTTTGAGATAAGTTCTTTTTTATTTTTATTCATTGTTTCTCCTAAAGTTTATTAAATAAAATACTATTATACATTATGTATAGTGCATATCAATGTAATCGCTAGGCATTTTTGTATAAGCAAAGTTAAGTTATTTTTTCGATAGCTTGTGATTTGTAGCTTGTAATATGCTTCCGACCCTCTTGCAGAACCTTTTGAAATGTTTTCATGTGCGATTTGCTCGTTAATTTGCGAGTTAATGTGCGATTTATGGTGAAATTTTTTGCCAGACCAATGCCCCAGACCTTGTGAGCCTGGGGACTTCCCACTTTAGGAGAAATAAAGTTTGGGGTCGAGAGAGTCGACAGAGAGAGTATAAGTCAGTTGTGCGTCTTTTACCAAGTGCGATTTGTGCGTCTGGCATAAAAATTTTTTGCATAGAAGAAAAAGATCCTGGAGCTTATAGTTTCATCAAATGCAAACAGTACCCGATCGGACAGCCGAACGCCCCCCAATCTAAATCTGATTCGTAGATGCTATCGACTGTTTTCTGTATCTCTCGGGCCTGTTTTTTCGTGATTATATTATTTGTTTCGTGCAAGCAATCAACTGCACAATCTTCCAAATGGTACATAAGACCATCTGCGTTCAATTTTTTTAGAAAGTTTTTTGCTTGACTCAAATCCATTTTTTACTCCTCAAAGTTTTTGGTTTCACTAGCAATTTTTGTTCCTTCGATTATTTTATTTTCTACCTCATCTCTTTGGTTGGGTTGGAAATAGTATTTACCATTTCTGTCAAAAACTTTTTTGATTATAGGTAATTTAACAAAATCTTTTTCCTTGCAAGATAAGCCTATAGATATTTTGCTTAGAGTCTTGGCTTCATCTTCGCCTATTGTTTGCAAGATAATACTCCTAATGTATTTCGATTCATGCTCTTCATGTATTGGAATCCTGGAATATTCAAAAGTAAGAATATCTTGAACTTTATCGTCAAATGTAAAAATTACATTGTGCTCTATTGTTGGTTTAAAAACTATTTCATGTTTCATTATTTTCTCCTAGTGGTTAATAAGATATTATTATACACTTTGCATTACAATAATGCTATAATTATATTTCGATTAACCCACAACTTTAGGAGTAAACAATGGGCGACAGAGCAAACATAACTATGATACTTGATAAGAGTCTTGACGAAATGACAGAAGAGGAAAAAGATAATTGCCCTTCTATCTATGTGCATTGGCATGGCAGTCCCGATACTGTGCAAATGTTTTTAGACGAAACCAAGAAAGTCATGAAAGGCAGAAAAGGCGATAGAGATTATTCTTTCGCTAGACTTTGCCAAATAATAGGCAATCACATAAGTGGTAATTTATCTTTTGGCGTAGGCACTCGCAAAAGTGTTGCTTGTGCTGATTGGGATAATGGCACTTATTGGATTGATAACCATCTCAACATAGTTGGCAGAGAAAATTCTATTGAAGAATATAAAGAAAACACCGCTTAATATTTCCTCGTAGATGGAAAAGGGAGTCTTCGGACTCCCTTTTTTTGTATGTGCGAATGTCCAGGACTTTGTGAGATTTGTTTTGATTTGCGAGCTGATTGGCTAATGTGCGATTTGTCTGGCTCGCTCGGAGTGCCAGACCAAAAAAAATCCTGGCCTAAGCCAGGATCTTCTTTCCCGATCTGGAACTAGCAATCTTCAAAGATCACATCAAAGCCATAGTAAGTTTCAAGATACCAATCTTGCTTAACATCAGGCCAAGCATAGCTCTGTGGCTGAGAGCCAAGGGAATATCCTACGCCCCATTCGTATGGGCCTGATTCCCAACAGACCCAGATTTGTCCCTCGCTGATCTCGCTATATTTCTCGTGGTCGCTAGTCATAAAGACTTCACAATCTGGATCCATTCCAGAATCCTCGCACTTTTTGCAAAGTGCGTCGTAGAGCATTTTTGCTCCTTGCTCTTTTGATATCTCGCCATCGTTTAAATTTGGCAAGCGTTTCTTAGTAAATATGTCGTTGTGATAACTCATAATTTATACCTCATAGAATTAAGTTAAAAATAAATTATATAATATGTTGTACAAATTGCAATACTTATGCTAAAATTATTTCATAATTTCAACCAAACAAAACGAGGTAAATATTATGAAAACAGATGAAATTAAAAAGGCGTTGGCTACTCTCCAGGATCTCAAAGGTGATGCGGAGTATCTAATAAATAAGGCTAGGGAAACCAAAGCGAGAAAGATAATCACAGCGTGGGGCAAGCCTAAAAAGCAAGCACTCGAATATAAACTTTCAAAGCACGGGATATTGATTCCTAAAAAAGCCATTGAGAATTATTTCGATAAAGAAAAAATTCAGATAGATGAAAGTATGGCAAATGGTAATAAAAGTTATACCGCCACCGCGTGGCTAGGGCACGGCGAATACTTAGAATTTGATATCAGCAAAAGGAAAGCGGTACCCGCAACTCTTGTATTTAAAAATCATAAATTGGGGAATGTAAGATGAGTAAAGAAAATTTAAGAACTCCAGATAAAATTTTTATTGAGGACACTATCTCTATTTTAGAAAGGAATATGTCAGACTCCATAAAAATAACATGCTTAAAAATTGCTTACACAAATTATTTAAATAGAGAAAAAGGAGGACAATCAAAACAAATCAAGGAACTCTATCAAAGAGCCGAGCATTTTTGCTCGGCTTTTTTTTTGCATGCCACCCCCCCCTAGAAACGCGCGCACAAATATATGTATATATAAATAACATTTCACATATATAATTACCAAAATTTAAAAAGGAACCCTATTGGATTCACTTTTGAACCATGACAAAAAACTTTGAACATCTGCCAGACGAAACCATAAAAGAAATTTTAATGATTCAAGACCGTCTTGAGGTTATGAAAACCAAAGACAAAGCCAAAGAATCCTTTCTCGAGTACATCAAGCATGTATGGCCAGAGTTTGTCGAAGGCGAACATCATCGTTTGTTTGCGCAAAAGCTCGAGGACGTAGCCAAGGGCAAGATCAAGCGTTTGATCGTGAACATGCCACCGAGACACACGAAATCTGAGTTTGCTTCGGTGTATTTTCCGTCTTGGTTCATGGGACTCAAGCCAAACACGAAAATTATGCAGACGACACACACCGCCGAGCTGTCGATTCGGTTCGGTCGAAAGGTTAGGAACCTTATGGATCAGAACGAATATAAGCAGATCTTCGATGATGTCGGGTTATCTGCGGATTCCAAGTCCGCGGGACGTTGGGAAACGAACAAAGGGGGCGAATATTTCGCTGCGGGTGTCGGCGGAGCCATCACGGGACGTGGTGCCGACCTCCTAATTATCGATGATCCGCATTCTGAGCAAGATGCGCTCTCGCCGTCGGCGCTTGAAAGCGCGTGGGAGTGGTATTCATCTGGACCACGACAACGTTTACAGCCTGGCGGTACCATTGTGATCGTCATGACGCGGTGGAGTTCCATTGATTTGACCTCGAAACTGATCAAACGCATGGGCGAGGACAACGCCGACCAGTGGGAGGTTCTAGAATTACCCGCGATTTTGGACTCTGGCAAGCCACTTTGGCCTGAATATTGGAAGATAGAGGAGCTTGAAGCTGTGAAAGCTTCGATTCCCGTAGCTAAATGGAACGCGCAGTACATGCAGAACCCAACGAGTGAGGAAGGAGCGATTGTCCGCCGTGAGTGGTGGCAAATCTGGGAACACGAGGATCCACCCGCCGTTGAGTACATCATTCAATCGTACGATACCGCGTTTTCCAAGAAACAAAGTGCTGACTTCTCAGCCATTACCACTTGGGGCATCTTCCGTCCGTCGGATGACGCGCCCGAATCGATTATTTTGCTGGATTCCAAGAAGGGACGCTGGGATTTTCCCGAGCTGAAGTCAATTGCTTACGACGAATACCTTACATGGAACCCCGACATGGTGCTGATCGAGGCACAATCGAGCGGTACGCCGTTGACCCAAGAGTTGCGCATGATGGGCATACCGGTGATTAACTACCGACCGTCGCGGGGTAACGACAAAGTGACGCGAATGCACTCGGTTGCGCCGATGTTTGAGTCGGGCATGGTGTGGGCACCCGAGATGGGTTTTGCCGACGAGCTGATTGAAGAGGCCGCGTCGTTTCCGTACAGCGAACACGACGATTTAGTGGACTCGATGACGCAAGCTCTGTTAAGATTCAGACAAGGTAATTTCATCACGCTTGATTCAGACGAGTTGATGGAAGATAATGAGCCAAGAGAACACGTTTATTACTAGGAGCGATTATGGCAGTTAGGAAGAGAACACCAGCAAAAAGAAAAACAACAACCGTTAGAAAAAAGCCAGCAAGTCCTGCTGCGCAAAGGAAGGCTACAGTGCCTTCTACAGGTTTAAGAAAAAAACCAACAAGAGTGAGAAAAGCTCCCCCTAAAACGGGCGTAAAAAAACCAACTCCGAAGGTAAAAAAACCAACTCCAAAACAACTTAACAAGTCTGTAAAAACAGCTCCTAAGAAAATTAAACCAAAAGGTAGAACGGGTGCTTTAATAGCAGGTGGAGCAGCTTTGTTAACTAGTTTGGGAGTTTTAAATAACAAACCTAAAACTTTTGGTGAGGCTTTCAAAAAAGCCAGAAAGAACAAAGGCCCTAACGCTACGTTTACTTACAAGGGTAAAAAATACAGCACGGTTACTAAAGATCAAATTAAGAAAGCAGGCTATAGCAACTTGCGCGATTACTTAAACGCACAAAAGAAAAAAAGCGGCGGATCTCGTAGAAGATGAGCAAAGTAAAAGCGCTATCAAAGATAGCTAGAATGATAATCAACGATGGCAACAAAGCTGCCGAGCGTAAGTTTGGTAAAGAGGCTGTTAAAAAAACTAAATCCAAAGAAGGCGAAATCATTAAAAAGTTTAAAGAAGCTGACAGGCGCGGGTTTAGAGATCCTAAAGGCGAAAGACCTTCAGGTGAAAGACTTTCTGCAAGAGAAGCTTTAGACTCAAAACGTAGAAATAGATCTAGAGCACAAGATGTTTTTCGCGAGCCAAAGATTGAGGAGCCCTTGAAGTTTGGTAAAGGCGGTATAGTTAAAAAAGTTATTAGACAGCTTAGAGACGATTACAAGCCTAAAATTAAAAACGAGAAAGAAACTTATTCTAATGTTTCTAAAACTGCAAAAACAGTTTTATCTCCTAAAGCACAAGTAAGAAATAGAAGAGCTGTATCTCCTAAAGGACAGACGAGAAACATGGGCTCTTCAGTTAGAGCTGGAACAGACATATTGCCAGGCATGAAACAAAGAAGCGCTTTAGCAAGAAGAAAGTCTGTGCAAACTAGTAGCAAACCAGGTTCAAGAAGAACCAAAAGATAAACATGTCTATAAACATCGACGATCTTTCTTTTGAGGAAGCTCGAGATCGCATGGAAAAGATCATAGCTTTTTTAGAAAAAGGCGAAATGACTCTTGAAGAACAAATGGAAGCTTACGAGCACGGCATCAAGCTAACCGACCACGCGGAAAGTTTATTAAACTCCGCAGAGGAAAGAGCTAAATCTATATCGAGCGATGATTAGCGACTATCTGAAAATATATCTAACCGAATACACCGAAGAAACCGACGACAAGATTTATTCTGGGCCAAATATTTTTGCTACAGACTTTGACTCTGCGCAAGAAATAGCCGACACTATGGGACTAATAGTTATTGGAGAGCTTACCGATATCGTGAGCACAGAGTTAACAGGCAAGAAAAAGACAATACACTGATGGCGGATATAGAAAAAGCAATAGATGCAGAAGATCAAATAGATCTAGACGTTGAGAATCAAGACAAGTCAATTAAGGTCAGTCTGCCAGAAGACAGCGACATAGACTTAGCTAGTTTTGAAACGCTTGAAGACGGCACGATATCTTTCGGTTCTGTCTTAACGCCAGACATACAAGAAGAATTTAACGCAAACTTAGCAGAGCTTATCGATGAAGACGAGCTGACAGGCATTTACAACGATTTGATTGATGCCGTTGAGGGCGACAAGTCATCGCGTCAAAACTGGGAGGACACCTACAAAGAGGGGCTCGAAACTCTCGGCATGAATTACGAAGAACGCTCGCAACCGTTTGAGGGCGCTTCAGGGGTCATGCACCCGTTACTTGCAGAATCGGTCACTCAGTTCCAAGCGCAAGCCTACAAGGAGTTGATACCTTCAAACGGTCCTGTGCGCACACAAGTCATCGGTGCGGTCACACCGGATTCCGATGCTCAAGCCGATAGAGTGCGCGAGTTCATGAATTATCAACTCATGAACGTCATGGAAGAGTACGACAGCGAAACCGATCAGCTGTTGTTCTACTTACCGCTATCTGGATCTGCGTTCCGTAAAGTTTA